CGTCCAGAAGCTCGCGCTCAAGTGCATCGTCGAGCGGATCTGCGACACCTACGGGATGGGCTGGCATCCGGCGAGCCCGCACGAGGCTTCTTTCGCTGCCGGCCGGCGGTTTGCTGGCCTGCAGGTGGTTAAGGCGTTGAACGTCGACATCAAGTTGTTCAAACGAGGAGAAGGCGATGGCTGACCAGGTGAATCCCCAGGACGCGCGAACTTTCCTGACCAATTTCGGCCACCCGGCCGAAGCGCTGAAGGGCATGCCCGACGACCAGGTGCTGCAGCTTCACGGCACGGTCGCCGGTTTCCACACGAAAGCGGTTGGTGAAGCGGTGACCGCGGCGACCTCCAAGACGCCGGTGTTCGGCGACAAGTGGCGCGAGACACTCGCCGGCGACAACCAGGAAGAGCTCAAGACGCTGCAGCGTTTCGCCGACCCTGGCGCGATGTACAAGTCCTACCAGGCGATGCGCCAGAAGATGAGCTCGGGCGAGTTGAAGCAGCAGATCCCGTTCCCCGACAAGGGCACCGCGGAGGAGCAGGCGGCGTGGCGCAAGGAGCAGGGCGTTCCCGAGAAGCCCGAGGCCTACGACACGACGCTCGCGAACGGCGTGGTGATCGGCGAGGAAGATAAGCCCCTCGTCGGCGAGTTCCTCAAGTTCGCGCACTCGAAGCACATGCCGAATGCGGCCGTGAAGGAGACGCTCGAATGGTTCCTCGGCGACTACCGCGAGGGCCTAGAGGGCAAGCGCGCGGAAGCCGAGGCGAGCATGGTCAAAGTGGCCGAGGACCAGCTGCGCGCCGATTGGGGGGCGGATTTCCGCCCGAACATGAACGCGATCCAGGGGCTCCTGGATGCGAACGTCTCGACGCAATCGGGCCTGAAGGACCGGATCCTGAAGTCGATCAAGCTGGAGCCCGAGTTCGCCAAGCTCTGGGCGAACATCGCTCGACAGATCAACCCTGTGTCCACGCTGACGGGGATCGACCCGGCGCGGATGGAGCAGTCGATCGACGCCGAGCTCGGGCAGATCAAGAACACGATGCGCACCAACCGCGCGGCCTACAACGCCGACGAGAAAATGCAGGCGCGCTACCGCGAGCTTCTGGCCGCGAAGGACCGCATGAAGCAGAAGGCGGCGTGAATTTGTTGAATATCGGCAACATGGGGCCATTGATTACGGCGTAGCTTTCGGTCCGAAAACGGCGCTCGGACAACCGAGCATCGCCCCGGCGCTGTTTGCTAGACCAGTAGCGAGGCCCCAGAAGGCTGGCCGCCCGCCCCGCAAGGACAACCGGGAAATAAGCCGTGATGGACAACCCGAGCGACGGTTCGACGAATCGTTTCTTGAATAGGAGCCATCATGGCAGACACTGCGTTTCAAACCCAGTACCGGGATGAGACCATTGCCGCCTTCGAGCAGCAGCAATCGCTTTTGCGCGAGAGCTGCACGACCGAAGCGGTAATCAAAGGCAACACAGCGGTCTTCCTGGTCGCCGGCTCAGGTTCCGCCACCGCGGTAACGCGTGGCGTGGACGGCTTGATCCCGGCACGTGCAGACGACAACACCCAGAACTCGTGCGTCCTTGGCGAGTGGCACGACCTCGTTCGCAAGAACAACTTCAACATCTTCGCCAGCCAGGGCAACCAGCGCGCGATCATGCAGCGCACGACGATGGGGGTGATCAATCGCAAGATCGATTCCCAGATCCTCGATGAGCTGGATGCAAGCTCGACGGTGACCGTCGGTGCTGCTTCGGCGGTGCCCAACTTCTCGCTGTGGCAGAACGCCCGCGTCAAGATCTCCAACGCATCGGTGCCGTGGGATTCGAACATCACGTTCGTCTGCGGCGCTTCGTTCCTCGCGTTCATGGAGCAGGCGCCGGAGTTCACCAGCATGGACTACGTGGACATGAAGCCGCTCGCCGGCTCGGACCAATCGGCCAGCTGGCGCGACAAGCCCATGGCGTACCGCTGGAGGAACGTGCTCATCATCGAGCACCCGGGGATCCCGGGCAAGGCGACGACCTCGGAAAAGGCGTGGCTCTTCCACAAGTCGTCGATCGGCCACGCGGCGGACACCGCGATGCTGGACACCGAGGTGGGCTACAACGGGGAGCAGGCCTACAGCTACTGCCGCGCGTCGATGAACATGGGGGCCAAGCTGTTGCAGACCGCCGGGTCCGTGGAAATCACGTACGACGGCACGACCTACGGCTAAGGAGACACCATGACCTACCGCGGCACAACTGCAGCTTCCACGCTCACCAACCCGCCTCTGGCGATGTATGCGCCGGCGCTCGGTGGGATCAACCGCAACACGACCGAGGCGTACGCCGGCCGCAGGGTCTGGCTCTACAGCTCGACCCACGGAACGACCGAGCTTCTGTCGACGGTGTTCTTCACCGACGGCTTCTACATGGGCATGAAGCAGGGCGACGTGATGATCGGCATCTCGAACACCGGCTCCTCGGTGGCTGTGTTCATGGGCGTAATCGGCCCGGTGAGCACGGCCGGCGCGGGCCTGGCTTCTTCGGGCGGCTACATCAGCTCGACGCGCTGAGCTTGAGCAACTTCCCCCGGCAACGGGGGAGTTGCGCTTGCTGATTCAACCGAGTCGGCAAGCTCAACTTGAGGAGAAAAGTATGAGCGCAGTCGCCGCACTGAAACCGATCGACAGCCCAAGTCCATCGCTGATGCCCCACCGGGGCAGGCTCGCGCAAAGCGAGCGCAACGTATGGCGCTACCACCCCGAACCGAAGCACACCCTGAACCAGGTGCTCGACCCGGCATACTGGGCGCACGTGTCGCGGCAACACCGCGTGGGCGACAAGATCGAAGCGCGGTGGGAGGACGGCAGCGCCTACGCAGAGCTGCTCGTGGTGTCCTGCGGCAAGGACTACACCAAGGTGCACGTGCTCGCGTTCCACGACCTCACCGACAAGTCGAAGGACGACGCGAAGTTCGCCATCCAGTGGAAAGGCGCGGAGAAAAAGCACTGCATCGTGCGAATCTCCGACTCCAGCGTGATCCACGAGGGCGTGCAGACCAAGGCCGAAGCGGCCGCCTGGCTCGAGCAGAATCGGGCTTCGCTCGCGTGAAGTGGGAACGACCCGCCTCCAGATCTATAACAATGCGCTGACGATCTGCGGCGAGACGCGGCTTGCGTCTCTCACGGAAGACCGCAAGCCCCGTCGCCTTCTCGACCAGGTCTGGGATTCCAACGGCGTCCAGTACTGCCTCGAGCAGGGGCAGTGGCAATTCGCGATGCGCACGCAGCGCATCGACTACGACCCGGATTTCGCTCCGACCTTCGGCTACAGCCGCGCGTTTCAGAAGCCGACCGACTGGGTCCTGACCTCCGCGGTCTGCACGGACGAATTCTTCCGCACGCCGCTTCTCGCCTACGCCGATGAGCTCGACTACTGGTACGCGGACCTGGACGAGATCTTCGTCAAGTTCGTCTCGAATGATGCCGACTACGGTCAGGATCTGGGTAAGTGGCCGGCGAGCTTCTGTGACTACGTCGATGCGTATTTCGCCTCGAAGGTCATCTACGACCTGACCGGGGACAAGGAGCGCATTGCGTTCCTGCTCGGGACAGCCGGAAGGACGGACGGCGGCGAGCTCGGGCGCCGACTCACGGTCGCGAAAAGTCGTTCTGCGATGACCCAGCCCTCCCGCAGGTTTCCGATCAGCGGCTGGAATGCTGCCCGCCTGGGCAAGCGCGGCAATGGTCCGATGGGTGATCGGGGCAATTCTGGCTCCCTCATCGGCTGATGGCGCGCCAAGCCGCAGAGCTCATCGCGTTCAACCGCGGGCTCGTCTCGCGACTCGCGCTCGCGCGAGTCGACCTGAAGCGCATGGCGTTCTCGGCCGAGACCATGAAGAACTGGATGCCGAGGGCGCTGGGCTCGATGATGTTGAGACCTGGGCTTCAGTACATCGGTCAGACCCTCAACAACTCAGAATCTAGGTTCCTCTCGTTCGTCTTCTCGACCACGGACGTGGCGAAGATCGAACTCACGCCGCTCGTCATGCGGGTGTGGATCGACGACGAGGTCCTTTCCCGAGAAGCTGTTTCCACCTCCGTAACCAACGGCACCTTCGACGCGAACATCGTCGGGTGGACGAATGCAAGCGACGTCGGCGCTTCCATCGTGTGGGTCGCCGGCGGGTATCTCGGATTGACCGGCAGCGGATCGGCCTACGCGAGGGCGCGGCAGCAAGTCTCCGTAGCAGCTGCGGACCAGAACGTCGAGCACGGCCTGAAGATCACGGTGCGTCGCGGCCCTGTCGTGCTGAGGGTTGGCTCGACCGCGGGCGGGGATGAGTACATCACCGAGGCGACGCTAAATACCG